CCCAACTGTTGAGTACATTGAAAAATGTTTCTCTGTCAACTTTTTTACCATTGATAACACCACCTGTCTTTGCTGTGATGAACATCCATGAGTATCCACGATTCTCAAGACCAAGAGCAAACTCTGAGTCAGTAAATAGTCTGACAATCTGCTTTGTTGATCTTGCACAAATCAAACTCTTATTGATATTGTTATCATCAAGAGTCTCAAGTAAGTGCTGTGAGTCTCTCTCTGCAACATCTTCCTTGTCCTCTAATATATCAAACTTCTTGATCTTGACCTTTGGTGGTAGAATGTATCCCTGTCTGACCAACTTAGGTGCTTTGACATTACAGATGACCTGACCAAAGATGTCAGTATCATTCATACCAATCTTGAAAGGTGTAAGAGAATGTTTTGGTGTTGCTGTAAAGAAATAGTTGCGAAGAACATACATTGAATGATGCTCTACCGCTTCAACAAAGTTCTTTTGAACAGCATTGTGGGCCTCATCAAAATATACAGTATCAGGCAACATTGCAGTTGCTTTCTGTATCTTATGTAGAGAATGATATGTAGTGAATATGAGTTGATGTCTCTTGCTTTTCCAATGCCACTCCTCGATCTTCTGACTATTGGTTGTACTGTCGTGATGTGTCTCTCCACTATGAACATGAAGTACATCAACATCCTTGATGAACTCAAGGAACTCTTCACTCAACTGATTTGCCAATAGAATACGAGGTGCAACCACCACAACAGTTTTGAGTCTGCCACTCTTGAATTGTTCAATGGCATCCTGTATCATACACATTGTCTTACCACCACCAGTAGGAACAATCACTTGTCCTTTGTTGTGTCTTGACATTGCTTGAATTGCTTTTTGCTGATGGGGTCTAAGTAGCATCAAATATAATTTAGATATACCTAGTATAACAAAAAAAGACCCCATGTGGGGTCTTGTGTGACAGTTTCCTGACTGGTTGCTTTTATATTATCTTATAGTTTCCCGAACAAACCATACAGAGTATGTATAAGTTTTAAAATTTAGAAGCAATCATTCCATGATGAACCATTCCAGACTTGAAGTTTATTTGTATTTGTATTATAGATGATAGCACCTGATGGAACAGTACCTCCTGTTCTTGATGTCAGCGAATTTCTCTGAGCATTTGATACTTTTGGTGGCAACATATAAGAAAGTGGAGCTCTTGATACACCACCCTCTGCAACAATGTCAACACAATTTGAAAAGTCAACCGCACATAATCCTGTAGTAACTCCAACCACTAGACCATGATGTACTTTAGCATCCCCTAAAACATCTAATTCAATATTAGGTGTATTTAACGTAGTTTTAATTCCAACATTTCCAACACCATCAATGAAAAATCTATTTTGCACTCCACTATGAACACTAAAAGCATTACCACTTCCTGTCATTCCAATGCCAATACTACTGGTTGCTTTTAGATGGGTTACTGTAGATATTCCTGATGATGAATTTAAAGAACCATTGACATTACCAACCAAGTTACTAATTGTCGCATCCTGTACTGTTAACACACCATCAATAAATACAGCATTACCGAATGTTGCAATACCTGTAACTTTTGAAGTTCCATCTACTGTTAATCTATGAGTTGGAACTGTAACACCAATACCTAGACTACCTCCATCAGTTAGAGTCATCAACTCACTTGCATTACCCTTGTGCCAAACAAAACTATTTCCAGCAGTATTTTTTAAGAAGTAATTAAAATGTCCATCCCCATGATTAATTAAATCTAGTGCATTTGCTGTACTAAATCTTGATGCACCACCACCATATCTTAGTTCTAAATTACTAACACCAACAGCACCACCCTTTCCAATCACAAGTGATGACGCACTTGAATCAACTATTTGAATCTTAGAGTTAGCAGTTGCAGTTCCAATACCTAAACTTATAGCAGTTGCGACACCAATACTAGAGACTGCTGATGTAACGAGTCCTACCACATTACCCACGACTGGGCCTGCAATATTACCTTTAAACTCTGTTGCAGTTGCTACTCCTGTGATAAAGACACCCGAAGCATTTGTATCAAATTTTGCTGAGTTAACTTCTCCTGTAAGATTACCTGTAACATTACCAGTTACGTTACCAGTTACAGCACCTACAAAACTCGTAGCAGTCATTGTTCCTCTGACTGTAGAGTTATGTTCCGTATCTAGTACGTTTGAGTTAGTTTGAATACCATTTCCCATGAGTGCATGAGTCTGACATCCATAATGTAAAACTGTTGGAACAGTATCAGTCACAAGTATCTCTCGATATGCACCTGCACTACCCTGAGTTCCAGCTACTGTAATACCTGTCGTATATTCAGTCGTTCTATCAGCGTCATAATAAAATCTAAATGGATGAGTCGCAGTGCTTCCATCTGATAGATCAAAACGATAGGTGCGGCCAGGTGTAAGGATTAAAAATGGTGCTTGAACACCATCAATTAGGAAAGCATTTGAACCTCCCTGTCCGTTGTATCTGTGTGCTGATGTTTTAGCTGCTACAGTTACAGCAAAAGTTGTAGTAGAACCATGTATTCCTCGTAGGGTGCTATATCCTTTTAATGTTGGAGCAGTAAAATCAGTCGCATTTAAAGTTGCAATAGTACCAATACCTGCTGAATTTATATTCCTGACTGTTATATCGGGTGTGCCTGTTAATCCCTGTGCGTTAGTTGCGACTGTTGCTGTGGCTGCTAGAGTTGCGTTTGATGCAGTTCCATTTACATTTCCTATAACATTACCAGTGAGTTCTCCACTAAATCCACCAATCGCTGTGATGATTCCTGTTGCTTTTATATCTCCAAGAGAACTAATACCAACACCTTCTTGTTGTGGTGTAGCATTTACGTTACCACCAATTTGAAGGCCTGTTCTGGGATCTGTGGTTGCTATACCCACATTTCCCCCTGCATTGTAAATGGAAGTAAATCCTAATCCTACATCAATATCAACCCATTGAGAAGTTGGTAGATTAGATAATGTTGAACCATCCCCCTTGAATGATGTCGCTGTTACTACTCCACTTGTTGCATCTAATGTTATTCCTGACCCTAACTTTACTCCACCAAAAGTTCCTACTCCACTTATAATCGAGTTATCAGCAGTTATAATTCCTACGACTTGTGCATTTCCTCTTACATCCAAAGATTTCTCAGGAATAGTAGTACCTATCCCGACCCGATCTCCCTTAACTACGAGAACCGAATCATCTACTTGTACCCCATCCCTGAAATTGAATGTCTTTCTTATATTAGGCATTTATCAATACATTTTTAGTTATTTATTCAGGTTCTTTGTTACCAAAGAAACTCGTAATGGCATATCTCCCAAATCCATCATAGTAATCTGAATCTTTAATACTAACCTTAGTCACTCCATGCTCAACCCATGCTGGCATTATGATTATAGAGTTGTTATTGCAACTAAACGAGTAATTATATTTAGGGAAGAATAATTCACCCCCCTCAAATCTTTTTGGTTCACGATAGAAGTATGAAAAAGCAAGAAAATCAAAAAAATTATCTGTATGAGGCTCATAGAAATCACCATCATGATAGTATCTAACTTTCGTATGATCGTAATTAGATTGAATTGAATGTACACAACAATCATGTAATTTAGAAAATGGTTCTAATACCTGTAGTTCAAATACTTTACGATTAACTGTAAGAATATTTGATAACTTTCTAAATTTTTTGGGGTAAACTACATCAAGATGTAGTGCTTTAGCATTTGTTTTATCAACAACTCCCAGATATTCCTTTGCATCTAATAACTTATCAGGTTTCGTATAAAAATCAAGTTCCTCCCATATGAGTTTAAGTTCTTCATCATTATAAAAATTATGAAGAATTAAATGGGGAAATGGTGTCTCGTATGCGTCTGCCTGTATTTGCTCTGTCATTTCCAATCAGGTGTATCAGGATAATTCTCTTTAATATATTTGTTCACTCTATCAAGACTTTCATCCATCCAATCCTCCCATATTACGACCCCATGTGGTATATGTTTTATACCTTTATACATCCTCTTTGTATATAAGATTCCTCTTAATAAAATTAACTCATCACGATTGATTTTCATTGATCTTTTAAAAAGGTATTAGAGTAATTAATTGTTCTACTGGTACTCACATCAAACTTGTATGCTAGTGAGACTCTAAATCCAGTATAGTATCTATGTGGTGCATCTGCATAGTGAATAATTTGAGATGGAAACATTACAGCACGATTTGATTTATATCCTACTATTCTCGTAGGCTCACTTCCATCTTCTGAAAAAATTAGATGTCCTTGCCAACCTAATTCCCATTGTGGATTTGGATAGTATAAAAAAGTAAAATCGCCATCATCAGTATGTGGATTACCACATTGGCCTGCACTCTGTCCGTTAGCATATATTCTACCTACCTTGTAATTTATATTCAACTTATCACATATAATCTCGTACAAATATTTACTAAAATATTCTTCACTCTCTAAGTTATTCATATGCCAAAACCAATTATTAGAATCACCTCCATCAGGAATCCATTTAGGTCTTAATAACAAATCCCATATTTCTTTTCTCGTATCTTCTGAAAAGAAATCATCATATACTTTTATCATACAAAATTTTTCTTAGTAAACATACCGAGAACTCCATCATTTATTTCAACTTTATATTCTTTTGGTTTAAGTAATGCATAGTCCATTCTTTGCATTTCGATTCCATTAACAACTGGACTGCCATTAAAACATATAAGGTAACTTTTTGAATCTCCAAAAAAAGATTCTTTGATTAACTTACCATCCCAATCCTGACCGACTTTGAGTGGATTAAATCCATACATGTGAAATGGTTTTTCTGAAATATAGAGTCTGTAATCTCCCATAAATTCTTTCTCATCAACAAAATTATTATCATCTGCATCCGCTTCGATATAATCTGTCTCAAGAGGTCTACACAATATTCCCTTACCTTTTATTATGACATGATACAGAGTGGTGTTTTCTGCACCTTCTATACCAGCCTCTGCTCTATCTCCAATGACACCACAAATAGAAAACTCCTCACATTGTTTAAAAAATCTTTTGTAGGTCATAATTCAATTCTCCTCATTTTTAATGGAAATCTTTTTCTACTAATATATTTACCCTCTATAACCTTATCAATTAAATCTCGTACTTCAAATTTATCATCTATTTTTGTTGGTATATTTTCTGTAATTGTATCTAACTTATCTTCTTGTTTCTCAACCAATCTTAATCCATACTGTCTGATTAAACTGTCCGAAAAAGTGAAGTAATCATAGGTGTCAAGATTTTTCAGATCAATCGCATATGATTTATATTCATCTATTGGTTTTCTTGATTTTTCATAACAAAATTTAACTGATATGGACTGTGCTTCCTCATCATATCTAACAACTTTAAAAATTATTTTCACCTTGAATCACCCCCCATGATGTTGCAATGTATTTAGTGCCACCAAGTGGTGGATTACCTCTATGTGTATGTGTGAATGAAGCAGGAAATATTAGAACATCTCCTGCCACTGCTTCCTCTCTTCTCTGTTGATATAAAAATTCTGTCTCACCTCCATCAAAATCATCATTCAAATAAACTTGGACAACAAACTGTCTCCTTGATACTTCCAATGCACCATTCTCATAATGCCACGCATGAAATCCTCCACCGGCTGGTATCTCCTTTAATTTAATATCATGCAGTAAAAATTTTCGTAAACCTAATACTCCAAATGCCTGTAGATATTCATCCACACAGGGTTTAAGTTTAGGGAAAATATCCTCTGCAAGTCTACTTGATGAAGAAAAATCATACTCATGTGTGATATTAACTGTCTTATGATCTTCTCTTGCCAATTTGTTTTTATCATAATAAAGCAAATGATTTTTTTCAAAAAAATGTATTCCCTCTATTATTCTCGTGCAATCCTCTTTTGTGAAAGCACCACTATATCTTCTTATTAAATCAGTCTCAAATGCCATATAATAAAATCTAGTAGTTTAATTATAGCACAGTCGTTGCGTTTTGTACACCACTAATAGTTCCATTATTATTAACATTGACAGTAAATCCTGATTGACTTTTTCTTATTGCTGCACCAGCTGCTCCTCCAGAAGCACCTGCATAAGTTGACCCTTCACCACCAGTACCTGTAACTCCTGTCTCTGCTGCCTGTGTTGCTTCACCACCATCACCACCTTCTCCAGAAATCGCTTCTCCATCATTATTTGCACGAGGCCCACCAGCACCACCTTCACTTATGGTACCTGCGTTTCCTGGCCCTCCATTTACACCGGCATTAGCATTAACACCACCACCTGCACCGGCTGGAATACCTGCTCCACCTCCTCCTCCACCACCAGAGGAAGTTC